GAAAAGAAGACATTAATTCAATCTCCAAAAGGGGGGTTTAACCAAAGCATAAAAAAGCAAAGCAAATGAGAGCAAAATCGTTAAAAGCAAAAGAACTTCAAGGTACTCTGATACCTTCCAGAATTAAATCCTATTCCGGTTCTCCAGTCGGCAGGTCATTGCTAAAACTGAATGAGGACGAGGTAAAGATTTATGAGAAATTAAAAGAACACTTACAAGCCCACAAGGCAAGCAAGGACGTTGATGACATTTTTTTGAGCATTGCTACGCGTGCCATTGGTCATCTACTTTATAATGCCGAGGTTCTTGCAGTTGCCGGTGCAGTTATGGTGCATCCAAACGGTGCAAGGCAAGTTAGTGCCGAATGGACTGCATTTAAGCAATCTATGGATATGTTTTTGGAGATTAGCAAGAGTTTAGGACTTGATCCGGGCAGCCGTTTAAAATTGGACTACTTTAGAGATAGTAACGAAGATGAAGACGATGAGATAGCTAAACTTTTAAAAATGAACTAATGAAACAAAGTATTTTTGAAACATTGACCTTTATTATCGTTATGACTATAATGGTAACAGGTTTAGCCGTTCCATTTTACTATTTATGGAATTGGTTGTTTGTAAAATTCTTTTGGTTTGATTATATTGACTATGCGGAGGCTGTTGGCTTTGTTAGCTTTCTTTTTCTATTTAGATTTATTGCCATAGAAATTAAAACACCTAAATGAATTTTATTGAGGATGTTGTATCGGGGCGATTAATATTAGGCAACTATGCAAGGCTGGCAGTTGACAGGCATTTAGCTGATTTAAAAAATAACGATTGGGAGTATGTGTTTTCAGAGGAGAAGGCAACCAGGGCTTTCTCCTTTATTTCTGCACTCCGACACACCAAGGGCGAGTTTGCTGGGCAGCGGTTTAACATTCAACCTTTTCAAGAGTTTTTTATCAAGGTATTATTTGGATGGCAAAAAAAGACTGGTGGCAGACGATTCCGCAAGGCTTACCTTGAGATAGCAAGGAAGAATGGGAAAACGGAGTTAGCAGCTGCGATTGCAGTTTACTGTTTTCTGTTGGACAATGAAACGGGAGCGGAGGTGTACACGGCTGCAACTACTCGTGACCAGGCAAGGATAGCTTTTGATACGGCTAAAGTATTTTTAAAGAATTTAAAGAATGATTCTAAGACATTTAACAAGTTGGTTAATGTTTTAAAGTATAATTGTAATGTACCTACCACAAATACAAAGTTTGAATCGGTTAGTGCCGATGCTGATACCTTAGATGGTCTTAATCCACATTGTGCTATTATTGACGAATATCACGCGCATAAGACAAGCGATGTTTTAGAGGTAATGGAGACTGGCATGGGTTCAAGGTTACAGCCATTACTCCTAATAACAACTACTGCTGGCTTTAATCGGGAGTCTCCCTGTTATATGTACAGAAAGGTAATGGTTGACATTTTAGAGAAAAGGAAAATAGATGAGTCTGTTTTTCCGCTCCTATTCTGTTTAGATGAAGGAGATGACTGGCAGGATAAAAATAATTGGACAAAGAGCAATCCTAACCTTGGTGTAACTCCCTACATGGACTACATGGACAATCAATACCAAAAGGCATTGAACGAAGGGGCCGCAAAGCAAATACAATTCATGACAAAGAATCTAAACGTATGGACATCTACCTCCTCCGTTTGGATTTCTCAGTCTTACATTGATGCAACCAGGTTATTTATTGATGATGCTACGCTGTATAATAAAAAATGCTTTGCTGGCTTAGACCTTGCCTCAACGCGTGACATTTGCGCATTGGTACTTTGTTTTCCAGTCCAAGAAGGATTATCTAAACCACACATAAAATCTTATTACTTTTGCCCAGAGGACAATGTGAGGGAGCGATCTCTTAGTGATGGTGTTCCATATCTTCAATGGCAGCAAGATGGGCATCTAACTATGACAGATGGTAACGTAACTGATTACGATTTCATAAAGAATAAAGTAATAGAAATAACGGCTAAGTATAAAATAGAGTGCATTTGTTTTGACAGATGGAATGCCTCGCAGCTTGTTATCCAATTAACTAATGATGGCGCAACCATGAAACCATTTGGTCAAGGTTTTATTTCTATGTCTGCTCCAACCAAGGAGGTAGAAAAGTTGTTTTTATCTAATGAAATTACACACGATGGCAATCCAGTATTGGAATGGATGATGAGCAATGTTATGTTGCGGTTAGATCCTGCTGGCAACATTAAAATAGATAAAGCAAAGAGTACAGAGAAGGTAGATGGAGCGGTAGCGATGGTTATGGCCTACGCACAGATAATGCAAGGAGATAGACCAACAATATACGAGGGCAAGGAAAGGGAAGGAGGATTGTTGATGTTATAAAATGTACCTAATTAAAATAAAAACCTTTTAATTATGGAAAAATTAATGGCAAAGCATGAGTACGCTCAACAGGTTAGACAAATTAATTCAACAAGCGGATATTTTCATAGGTTTTACGAGTTATCCGGAGAATGTCGTACACATCAAGAGGCATGGATAAAATTGGAGGAAGAAAGAGATGAGTTTGGATTGGATGAGAAATATAAGACCTACGAAAGTTTTCGAAAAGCAAAAAGCAATTATATGATGATACGCTTTGTTTAAGATGTTACCATAACTCCATTACTTCATACTATCTTGGTTTATATTTGCCGCATGGGAATAATTAACTCCATGCGGTCTTTTTTTTCTAATACTCGTGCCAGTATTGAAAATCCAAGTACACCAATAAACGGTGATACATTAGGCGCATTGTTTCAAAGAGGATCTGCTGCTGGCGTCGCAGTAGATGAATATTCTATTATTGGTCTTCCTGCATTTTACCGTGCTACACAAATACTTGGAGGTGTTGTAGCATCTATTCCTTTTGACATTATAGAAAAATTGGATAATGGTGGCACAAGAATTGCAACCGAACATCCTAATTACAAAATAATATCAAGAGAGCCATCGGAGTTATATACCTCACACACTTTTTATAAAACAATGGTGTTGCATTACTTGGCTCATGGTGCATTTTACGCAGCCATTAATAGGAATAGCATAACTACAAGAATAAACAGCCTTACTATTTTAAATCCTACCAAAATGGAATTAGGATATAATAGTAGGAATGAATTGATATTTAAAAATAAGGAAAATAACAAGACATATAGAGGTGATAATATCATCTATATACCTAACCTTGCGTGGGATGGTGTTAAGGCTTTGTTAGTGCCAGACGTTCACCGTGACAACTTTGGGTTAGCTTTAGCCAATAGAAATTATGGTGCTAACTTTTACAAAAATGGAGCGCATCTAAACGGTGTTTTAAAACATCCTGGAAGATTAACTAACGAGGCATACGATAGATTAAAGAGTAGCTTTAACCGTGCTTTTGGTGGAAGTCAAAACGCTGGAGGTACTGCCATCTTAGAGGAAGGCATGGACTTTCAGAAAGTAGGGCTTAATCCTGCCGATGCAGCATTTAACGAAACAAAGAAAGCTACTATCTCTGACATTGCTCGTATAACTGGTGTTCCTGGTGTTTTATTAGAAGATATGGAAAAAGCAACATTTGGCAACATGGAGCAACTTAGCCAAATGTTTGTAAACTATACAATAATGCCATTGTGCGAAACTATAGAGGCAGAGTTTAATAGGAAAATATTTTTTGAGGCAGAAAAGTACACTTATTGTACACGTTTTAATCTTGATGGATTATTAAGAGGTGATATAGCAGCAAGATCTTCTTACTACACTACTATGCGTAATGTATTGGCGATGTCACCTAATGAAATTCGAATTAAGGAGAATATGAATCCTTACACAGGTGGAGATAGTTATGAATTGCCTCTTGCATCTAACATAAAGATAGAACCTACAAGCGATGCCATATAGTAATTATCCACAATCAGCAACTAATGCAGCAAAGAAAGCATTGCAGCATAAAGAAGATAATGGCAGTAAGTGTGGAACTTCCGTGGGCTGGTCAAGAGCTAAGCAGTTGTCAAGCAGACAAGAACTTTCGGACGATGAAGTGATACGCACATATAGCTTTCTAAGTCGTGCTAAAGTGTATGACCAAGGCAAATATTTTGATGAAGATGATAATGAAATATGCGGTTCAATTATGTATGATGCTTGGGGTGGTTCAACGATGTTGCCCTGGGCAGAAAGAACTGCTAATAAAATAATGGACGAAAGGTCAAAAGAAGAAACTATGGAAAAGAGAAGTATAAATTTTGAACTAAGGGCTAAACCGGAAAGCCGTACTATCTTCGGCACTGCCACAGTGTTTAACTCTTCCTATGACATGGGATGGTATGATGAGGAAATGTCATCTGACTCATTAAATGAAGCTGACATGAAAGATGTAGTTGCTTTGTTTAATCATGACATGAACATGGTATTGGCAAGAACAAGCAGTGGCACATTAAAGCTAAATGTCACAGGCAATGCGATGGAGTATGAATTTGAGGCACCAAACACTTCTTTAGGTAATGACCTTTTAGAAATGGTTAAACGTGGTGATGTTTATCAATCATCATTTGCCTTTACAGTAGAAAAAGAAAGTTGGCAAGAAAGGGAAGGTAGTAAACCAAAAAGAATTATACGTTCTATTAAAAAAGTGTACGATGTTTCTCCGGTAACTTATCCTGCTAACCCAGACACAATGGTAGCAAAGAGAAGTTACGATGCTACTAAGCAAATAGATGAAGATTTGCAAAAAGTAATTGATATATCTGTTGAATCAGAAATTAATATACAGAATGAATTACGCAGGAATGCCCTGCACTTACTTAAATTAAAAACAAAATAATGAACTCTAAATTGCTAAGAGAAAAGCGGGCTTCCGATTATGCTATAATGGAAGACTTGCAGAAGAGAGCAGCTGGCGAAGGACGTCTTATGAG